AAGGCTTGAGCAGAAGCTTTCAAGATTTCCATTTCTTGGTCGACTGCACTTTGAACGCCAGCCTTCTTAGTAAGCTTGGTATAAATTCCTTCTTGCTTGTCGATGGCAAGTTTGTCAGCTACCCAAGAGAAAGCTTGAGCATTGTAATCCGTTCCTTCTGCTTTAGATTCGCTAGATAGTTGACCACGACGGCCAATATCAAGGGTAGACATCCCTGGTCCTACTTCTGTAGAACGGTCGTCGACTGAAGTGATTAGGATTGCAGACTCAGCTAGGACTGCTTGAACGAAGGAAGATACGAGTTCCGGACTTACTGCGGCGGTTGCCGTTGAATCTATAATAGATGGCATAGTTTACCTCTTTTTCAGTTGGTCGAGGATATCCTTACTGGACATCTTTTTACTCGAAGATTGATGGGTAGGAGATTTCTCAGGAAGCTTAGTTGGAGCCTTTCCACAAAGCTCTGGGAATTCCTTTTTGAACGAATTTACATAATCCGCCAAAGATTCTTTATTGATGGACCCGTCTGACTCGATGATAATCTTATCGAGTTGGAATAGGGAAGCATAGGAGTCCTTGATTTGAAGTTGGGAAAGGATTGCTTGGGTCTTCTTGGCTTTTTCGCTATTTCCTTTTTCCATCTCAACTTTAGCTTGAAGGGCTTGAAGTTCGGACTCTCGTTTTTCAAAGAGCTCTTTATATCGTTTCTCTTCGGCGAGTTTAGTTTCCTCCATGGAGCGGACCATCTTTTCATGATCGGCCAACTTTGCGGCTATCTTCTTCTTCTCATCCAAGAGCTCACGATACTTTGCGTAGTCAATTTTGTCTTGCGAAGGTTCACCGGCAGACTCAGTCTTGTCGATAATTGCAGCCTCAGGCTGTTTGGTTTCTTCTGACATATATGCTTTCCTTTCACATAAAAGCTAGGTTACGATGCATAGTGTTAAAATCTATTTCTTATGAACTCATCTAGCTGGGATTCTAGAAGGGAGGATACTGCTTGGAGGTCTTTAACTGTCAATAGAAAGAATGGACGACTCGGCATAGTGGAGGTTCCACTCATGTGGTATTCTGCCTTCTTGAGTTGGGCGAAAGATTTGAAGGATACGATGCAGGATTGATTTCGAACCGAAGCCTTCATATCTCCGAGCATCCTTCCAGAATCAGTCAGGTTAGATTCAGTCTTACCTTTCTTCTTTTGAGTAGACGCAGATAGAGGTGCGAACTTCTGAGTCTTACCATTAGAACTTACTCCATATCCCGAGGTAGTCCGAGTCCTGATAAGAGCGACGGCTTTATTTCCTAAGCTTAATAGGATGGAGTTGAGTTTGGAAGGAATAGATTGGAGTGAAGAGTTGAACTCCTGGAATGAGCGGAAGGTCCTCATGTTTTTTCTATCTCCTTATCTTCCTTTGAAGACTCTGCTTGGAGGAGCTTGATATAAAGCTGAGCCTCCTCTTCATTCATCCCTGAAAGTTCCTTGATGGCATCTACTTTGAGGATGAGATTATTGGAGAGCTTCTTAACGACTCGGTCGATTTTGTCGGATTCAAGTTCTGGGACTTTAGATTTAGCCTGCATTATGCAGTAAGACTCAGCTATCCAATCCTGACCAGATTTGAGGGCACAGAGTTCAAAAAAGTCTTCCTCTGCTCTCGTTAAAAGCATCCTTTGGTCTTGAAGGTCATCATCGATATCTGCCTCGTCTATGAGCTTAGAAACACCGGAAATCGACTGAGCTGAAAGAGTAGCTTGGTTATTGGAGTTCTTAAGGTTCTTGGTTTCAAGCCAGAGTGAATATTGGGTAGCGATATTCTTAATCACCTCGTCAATCGATAAGGATGGTTTAATATGTCCGATTTCAGGTTTGTCTTGGGACGATGATTGAAGATTCCAGATAGTATTCGGGGCCAACTCACAGGAATCAGTATTCAAATTCATCGTATAAATTATACTGAAGGCTTGGTATTTAAGTGCGAAGTTGGCGTCAGATAGGAGTAGTGGGAGGAGGGTAATCATTTCGAAGTCATCATTGGCTGGTCGAGGCATCAAATCCAATGATCGAGAGACATAGACGAATGGAATCCTTCCATAGGGATTAGGGAGACTGGAGACAACGGTCCCTTCAAAGTCTATTTCTAAATATTCTTCCGAGGTATAAATGGCATAACCCGAGTCGATGAATTTGATAAAGTGTGTAATTCGGTTTGAGTCCGAGTCGTCGTTCGAATAAACCAAGAATTGATGACCTCCTAGGACTCTGATGATAGAGGTTCCGTCGTCCTTAAAGATAGGCTCAAAAGCGCAGCAACCTGAGATATTGAGGACTTTGTTGATTTTAATTCTGGCAGAGTCCATCTGAAGGTTCCACAGGAATAGGTCTATTTCTTCCTGACGATTGACATTCTTGACTAAGCAGACTGAGTTCGAATAAACCTTGGAAAGCTTATTGACTATCTTTGGGAAGATATTGATAGGGGAGAGTCTAGACTTAGCTTCATTAAAGGAAGTGTCGGACTTAAAGTCTGAGCGGAGTCGAGCTATAAGGAAAGGAAGAATATTGCCGGAATAAATCTCGGTCATTTTCTTGGCATTCTCGGTGAAGGCCGCCTTTGAGTCTATATAGTCGAGGATGATTTTGATTTCGTCTTTGGTCATAGGGGCTCCTACAGTTGTCTTGAGGTTGAGGTGGCTGGCTTTTGGATTGGGAAGAGGTGCCAACATAGATATCCAAGAGCATCAGAAATATGAGATACCATCGGATTAGTGTTATTGTAGACCATTTCTTCTAGGTCCTTGATGAGATGAACGCAGCGAGGGTTGATGACGAGTCGATTCTTAGCCAGGAGATTATTGACGCAGTTGTATCTGTCCTTGATATGCGGATTGTGGGTTCTCAGGACGGTATGATCTTGGGTTAGGATTTGATGGTCAGTTTGGGATGAGGATGAACGTCTAGAGTTGCCTGTCGAATCGGCGGCTATCTGGAGGGTTCCAAAGTTGTTATAAAGGTAGTCTGAGGCTTCGTAGGTATTTGAATTTTTGAGGAACATCTCATCCTGGATATAGATGGTATCTCCCCTCCTGAATCCAACCACTGCAGTAAGAGGGCTCACATTGAAGTCCATTCCTGCCAGGTTAGATTTGGCTGGAGGAAACTCTTGGACATTTATAGAGGAAAATGAATAGTAGCATACTCCTTCCGCTGAATTGATGAATTCACCCTCCAATTCCTGCTTAATCATCAGCTCGTCGTAGGATTCCTTTAGCATCTGGATGTAATCCGCTGGCAGATGTTTATTATCGTAGGTCGACATCCGAACCACCTTCTTATTTTCATTCCTTTGGGTGAAAAAGAAATGATAGGCATGATTCTTTCCTAGAGGAGTGAAAACCGTCCTAAGCCTGCAGGAGCCATTCTTATCTCTGAGTCGACCCAGGAAGGTTAGGAAGTCAATCCTTTTCATGTATGATAGTTCTTCGATAGCTAAGGAACCAATCTCGACCGACCGCATCTTATTGGATTGGTCAGCAGAACGGAATATGACCTTGGTCTTATATTTGTTTTTTAGGGAATAGGAAAGAGTGGAAATGTTTTTATCGAAGCCAATCCCGAACTGCTCTAGGAATGACTCAAAGAGAGGGAGAGAAACGTCGAGGAGTTGCTGATGCGAAAGAGCCACGAAGCAGTGCAGTGCTTGTGGATATGGGAGGATTTCATTGATAATCATATTGAGGACGAGGACGAAGGTCTTTCCTGCTCCCAGTCCAGAAATTGCGGCAACTTGCTTCTCTTTGGCATTAAAGAAGTCCCACTGTCCTGGATTGAGGTTGAAGGAAATATCCATTACTGCACATCCCTTCCTATGATGATGTTTAGCGGCGTTCCTTCTTTGTCTGCCTTCCTTATCATCTTATCTTGGAGGCGGAGGGTTTCTAGGGCTTGGAAGGAGCGAATCATATCTAGGTCGGTTTTCAGGACTGACTCGGAAGCCTTGACCACTGATATAAACATCTCTAGCCTAGTCTTGATAACTTTTAGTTCGTCAACATCTACAGCGTTTTGGCTTAGAAACGAAACGATTTGTTTAATTTCATTCGTTGCGGATTCTAGGTTCTCCATCGTTTGTTTCACTGTTATCCTAGTCGGCTTACATTTCATTCTTCTACCCATGAGTTTCCATCCTTTTTACTTTTCCTTGGGATTGGTTGAATTATTGGGCACCTTAGCCCTTAGTTTTAGTCTTAATTCTACCAAGAAGGTAGCTTTTATTGTCCCCTAGATTATTCCTTCGTCTACGAGTTCTTGAGTGACTATCTGAGTTAGCTCTCCTATGAATTCGTCTCCACATCTTTCTAGGAGGGAGGCAAACCTGACTTTAAACTCCTCAGCTATATTTCTATCCTTGGGTTTAAAGTATGTATGATTGGAGTATAGAACTAGATATGAATCAGAGGCTTTGTTCTTTTTAATTCTGAGCATAGTGGA